CGCCGTCGCGGAGCCTGCCGCTGCGCTGGCCGAAGATGCCGCCTGCCGTGCCGCCTCCTGCGCGGCGGTGACGTTGCCATCGATCCTCTCCGCCGCCGCGAGCACATCGGCGATCTGCTTGGTCAGGACGCTGTAGTAATCCGACGAGACGATCTCCGCGTCTGAGACGACGTTGACCGAGACGTGCATCACGACCGCAAACGTCGCAATGCTGGTGCCCGCACTATCGTACAGCTTGATCTGTACCGGCACGTTTCCGCGCACCGTAAAAGCCTGCGGCACGAGGGCCACGGTCACGACGTTGCCGTCAATCGTCGCAGCCGGAGTGCTGCCGTCAGGCAGCGTGTCGTAAAAGCCTGCGGTGCCGTCCGGTTTTTTGTAGCGGACGGTCACAAGCGTGCCGTCGGGCACAGCCCACTGCGCGCCACCCGCGTAGATGTTAAAAGCAATTTTGCGGCTGTTGCTGTCGTCCTGTACCGCGTGTATGATTTGCGGCGCGCCCGGGTCGAGCAGGTCGACGCGCAGCGCCGCCGTTGTTTCAATTGGCATTTTTTATCGTCCTCCCCTACGAGTTATTGCTGCAGAGCACGTAGCGGTTGAGCTGCGCGTCCCATACCCACTCCACACCAAAATCTGCGTTTCCGCCGATGGCGAGCCGGTCAAAGTGCCCAATGCGCTGCCCGTTTACTACGGACAGGATCGCTTTTCCGCTTTCGGTTTTCACCGCGTTGTAGACGACCAGCGTTCCGGCGCTAAACGTCCCGGTATAGCTTCCGTCGCTTTTTTCGCCCACGCCTGCGCCGGTCGGCCCGAGGTACGAGTAAGCGCCGTCCTCGCCGAGTCCGCCCTCGTTTGTCACGGTGCCGGAAAAGACCTGCACAAGGCCACCTGCACCTTGACCTGTCGAGTAGATGCGCACGCGTAGGTTGTCGTTTTCCATCAGCTTTAGCACCGCCGCCCACAGGTCCATCTCAAACCTGCCGTTTCGGCTCACAACATGGTCAGAGATCAAGTTGACGATGTTGACGAGATCAGCGTTGAGTGTACCCGCTGTGATAAAATCGGCGACCATACCGTTTTTTAAGGTGGCTCCGTAGGAAAACGGCCCGTTATATCCGCTATCGCTCGCACCCCAGCCCTCATGGTTAAAGCGCCACACATTGCGCGCCTTGGTCGGGTCCGGATCATCCGCGATGTACAGCGTGTCTGGCATGCCGTCATTGTTGGTGTCCAGCAAGCGCACCGCGCCGCCGGATGCGCCGAGAATGGTCTCCGTAAGCGCAAGCACTGCCTCGCGCAAGTAAGTCTCGCTCGGTTTTTGCTTGATCTCCTGTTGCTGCCCGACGATAGTGTCCGCGATGTTGGTGCGCACGTCGCCGATCTCTACGGAGTTGTACCGCTCAAGCAGCACGTCCGTATCAATTTTGACAATTTCGGCCTTCGCCTCCACGCCGAGCTGCGGGTATCGGATCGTCACCGTGTCGCAGAGGTCGCACTTTTCGAGCAGCGCAAGGTCCTCGTACTCCGGAAACTGCTCGAGCTGGACAAAGCTTGCCGTGATGCTCGTTTTCGGGATACCGATCTTATTGTCCTCGACATACTTTTCCGCACGCGCCTGCAACTGCGACTGCGTCGGCTGCGTCTCAAAATCGTTGGAAAAATCCACCGGCACGACGCGCGTAAAATCGTATGTGCCCGGCGCGTTAACAATCTTTGGATCGCAGGTCACGAGCGCCCCCTCGGCGTTTGTCCAGTAAGGATAGATGCCGGTCGCCACGTTGGAGATGTTGCGGTCCTGCTCGATATCCGTCAAATTTTTACCGTAGCTGATCACGACGCCGTTGTCGTAGCCGCGCTGGCCGTACAAGCGGACGGTAAAGCCATCCCACTCATACTCGCCGCCGTACACGTCGAGGATGGAGCCAGATGAGCCGCCGAGAACCGAGCGCGTCGACGACGGTACCGAGACAGCAAAAGACGCGACGGTAGACTTGTCCGTCCAAAAAATGAAGGGACTGTCCACCGCCGCGTTGAGACTGAGTTTTGAAAGCGCATCCGGCGCGTTGATCGCTGTAAAAGGATTGAGCGGCACGCCGGAAAGGTCGTAGGTGATGTGCTGCGCGTACACCATGATGATGCCGTCCATCGGCCGCGTGATCCGGTAGATACGGAAAGGCTGCGGCGCCCGGTATGGGCTCGGGATTGCATAGATGATGCAGCGGTCCGTGATCTCGGCGAAATGCACGCCGGTGTCCGGGTATTGCATCGTCAGCTCGAAAGCGCCGTTGCGCTCCTCGGTGACCGTGCAGCTGATGGCATCCGTCAGGACACCGAGACCGTGCGTGTTAAACTCCGTCGCGGTGGACGGAAAAAGAATCGGTTTCATAATGCCCTCCATCTCGGCGTGATTTCCACCGCAGTGACGCCGCCGCTCCAAGTAATCCGCGTTTCACCGGCGGGCAGGGTCGGAAACTCGCCGCCGGAGATGCGGATCGTGCCGTTTTTGTTTTCAAGGCCGCTGTAGGCATTTTGCGTTTCGGCATCCAGCGTCAGGCTGCCGTCCATGCTGTCGATCGTCACGGTGACGCCGCCGACCGTCAACACGCCGCTTCCGCTGCCCGTGATCTGGATCAGCGGAAGCGATTCATCCCAGTTGTTCAGCAGGATTTGTCCATTTTCGAGCGACTGCACCCACGTGCCCGCCTTGATATATCGGTGCGGTTTGCAATTAAAATTTAGCGTCGTCTCGCCCGACCGGTTTAAAAACCGCGTGTCAAAATCCAGAGGCCCGGTAAAAACCGCCATACGGTATTCGTCCGGGTGATAGTCGTCCTCCAACTTTCGGTATGTCATCGGAGAGCCAAGGAGCCACATGCGCGCCGCGTCCGTGTTCCGCAGGAAGTCTTTGTGGATAAAAGCGGGATAAGAAACCGAAATATTTTTATACCGCTTGTTATCTCGGATCAGATCGCCGGACCGTCCGGGGATGGACACAAGCTCATAGCCCCTTTCGGGGCCGTTGAAGGTGTTTTCGCCACTGACATAGATGCCGTACTCACGGCAGCAGTGCCCGGCAAACCAAAATTTATGCACCGAAAACCGCCGCCTTTCTTTCTGTCGCATTTTGCATTTCGTCCATAATGATGTCCGCCAGCGCCCGCACGTCCTGCCCCGGCGCGCCGTATACCGTGATATTGACGCCGCCGACGTCAGTCTGGTTGGTTGTGTTGCTGGTGAGCGGCTGCACCATGGCGCGGTTGCCCATCATTGTGAGCAGCTCCGGCCCGGCCTCGCCGACGATTGCCGAGCCTTGTGAAAGGATACCGCCCTTTGCCAGATACGGTATATTCGGGATATACGGGATACTGAGGCCGAAATGCCCGCCGCCGAGCCATTTCGGCATGGTAAAGCTGATCGAGTTTAAGCCGCCGATCAAGCTGTTAATTGCACCAACCGCGCCGTTCAAAAGCCCGATGATGCCGTTTAACGGCGCCTTTACCATGTTGATGAGGCTGTTAAACAAGCCGCCGAAGATGTTGACGACGCCCTGCCACGCCTGCTTCCAGTTGCCCGTGAAAACGCCTTTGATGAAATCGAGCACACCCTGAAAAATCTGCTTAATCGCGTTCCAAGTGTTTTCAACATTTTTCATAAAAGCGTTGATAATGTCTCCCAAACCGGGTCCAAAAATCTCCGTCCAGTCCGTTTTGAAGACGCCTTGCAGCCAACTATCCAGCCCCAAAAGGATGCCTTCAATCAGGTCGCACGCGCCTGTGATTATCCCAGTGATAGTGTCCCACACGCCCGAGACGATCTCCTGCACACCACTCCACGCCTGTTCCCAGTTGCCGGTGAAAATGCCTTGAATAAAATCAATTACACCGTTGAGAACCTGATAAACGCCGTCCCAGATGCCTTTCAGCAGCGCAAAAAATCCATTCAGCACATTGCCTAAGACGGGGCCGAAAACCTCCGTCCAGTCCGTAGCAAAAACGCCCTGCAGCCACTCGTTAAATCCCGCCAACCACGCCTTGATCTCTTCGCCCTTTGTGACAATCAGCACCAGCACTGCAATCAGTGCGGCGATGGCCGCGATCACAAGCACGATTGGGTTTGCTGCAAGGAATGACAGCGCACCGGAAATTGCTGAAATACCACTGATCACGCTTTGCACAAACTCGACGATTTTTAGCGCAGTCAGCGCGAGACCAATCGCGCCGATTACACCGATTACTGTTTCTTTATTCTCAATCAAAAAGGCCACGACGTTTGATACCGCATCAAAAAAGTTATGGACGTATCCGACAATGGTATCCATGTCGATGCCTGCCGTTACGTCCAAAATCGCTTGCAAAATGCCGTTTATGCCCTCCTGCACAGCTGTAAGCACAGGCTGCACGCGCTCCGAAAGCTCGGCTGCCTTTTTCGTAAATTCGAGCTGCGCGTTGTTGGCGTCTACGATGTCCTTGTTGTTGCTGTACCATGCATCGCCGACATCACTGAGGCCCTGATCGGCCATAGCCTGTAAGACGAGGTTTGTCCTGTCGGCCTGCGTTTCGGCGTCCTGCAAGGCAAGATTAAAAAAATCTTCGGCGCTGGAAGCTTCTTGCACCGCCTTGTTCCACTCCTCGTTTTCCTCGGTGTTTTCCTTGAGCATCACGCCGAAGGTCTCGCCCTCTTTGCTGCCCCAGTTCAGGACGTCCGCAAATGTGCCCGTCACCTGTCCGGCGCGGATTGTTTCGTTGATCGATTCCGCAAGACCGTCGATCGGGATGCTGTCCCCGTATTTTGCCCAAGCGCCGACGGCACTCGAAATCAGACTGTTTATATCCTTTTGCGACGCACCGATCGCCTGCAAGTTTGCTGTTGTTGTGGCAGCGGACTGATCGTCCCCAAGCGCCCGGTAAAGCTGCGAAAAAGCCTCGCTTGTCTCCTCCGCGGAGTATCCCGCCGCCTCGCTGGAGGTTTCCAGCGTGCCCATGATCTTGCGGTACTCTTTGGTTTCCTCGTTCAGATCCTTAATTCCGGAAACGATTTCTTTGATTCCCTCGACAAGTACATCGGCTTTGAGGTGATCCGCGAAGCTGGACGCACTGTCTCCCGCTTCTTCGAGCGCGTCGTCTGCGTCCTTGGCCGCATCTTCTACGTCCTCGATCGGCTTCTCGTCGATCTTCTTGACCTTTGAGGCTGTCTCGGACGCCGCGTCGCCAAGTTGTTTTAAAGCGGATTCGCCCTTTGATTGCGCGATTTCATCTTGCAAGCTGGACGCCGCCTTTTCGGCTTTCCGCAAATCCGCTTCCGTCGCGACGATTTCGCGTTGCAGTGCATCGTACTGCGCCTGCGAGACTTTTCCCTGTGCAAACTGCTGCTGCACCTGCTTTTCGGCGTTTTTCAGCGAGTCCAGCTTTTGCTTTGTCTGTTCCACGCTGTCCGCCAAAAGCCGCTGCTTCTGCTCGAGCAATGTGACGTTGCCCGGGTCCAGCTTTAGCAGCCGCTCAACGTCGCGCAGCTGCTTTTGCGTCGTGTTGATCTCTTTGTTTACGCCCGAAAGCGCTTTAGACAGTGCGGTCGTATCGCCGCCGATTTCGATTGTTATACCCTTGATTCGATCCGCCATCTACTCACCCTTTCGGAAAAAAGCGGTTAATATCCGCCTGCGTTGCTTTATACGGATATTTTTCTTGGTCGTTCGCCTGCTCGATCAGCATATCGTAGACCATTCCAACCGTCATATCGTCGAGGTCCTCACGACTCAGCCCCAACTCCGCGCAGCGGAGCATAAAGGTTGCGCCGGTTGCTTCACGCACAGTTTGTCTTATTTTTTTTTAGACTTTGCTGTCGTCCGAGCATTGATCGCCCAAAGCTCGAGGATCGCCGGAAGCACCTCGTAGATCGAAAACGTCTCGAATCCGTCGAGCCAACCCTCCGGCGTGTCCGGGATGTTGGCATCATACTGCCGTGCCATGATGTAGGCGGCGTTTTCAAAAATTTCGAGGTCGGTCACGTCAAGCTGAGATTCGTGCACAAGCGCTTCATACGCCTCGCGCTCTTCGGCGGGCGCATCTTCTGCCGGTTTTTCGGCATGGATGCGCTGCAGCGCTTTGGTGTACGCCTTTTGAAGCTTGTTTAGGTCTTGGATCATGTCCCGTCCGATTTTATGCCGGTAAAGGCGCGGGGTCAGGGCCGAAGCCCTAAACCCCACCTCCTTTCCGTCGATCTGAATTCTTTTTTCCATATGCCTTCCCTTTCTCAGGCCGCAAGGCCGGTGGAAGGCATATAGACCTTCGTAAACCATGCATTGCGAACGCTCTCCGGCGTCTCACTGGTTGTACGTGCAAAGACGTTGCCGTTTTCGAGGGACGTCGCGGAAATTGTGCTGGTCTGCGTCTGCGGCTCCTTGGTGTCCGTACTCGTCGCGCCGACAATGCCCGGGCGCGTGCCCGTGCAGTTGTACATGCAGTACAGGTCGTTGTCGGCGTCGCCGTCGATCTGGAAAAGGAGCGCGAAGCTCTTCGGCTCAACGCCCACATTCTCAATGATCGTTTTGTCGGTGGCGTTGAGCACGTATCCCCAGACATCCTGCAGCATCTTGTCGATAAATCGCGCCATTTCGAGGTCGCCCTCGTAGCCGTTGTTTGAACTGGATTTGTAGTACACAACGCCGTCCGCGTAAAACGGCGTGATCTCGCCGCTCGCCTCGAGCGACAGATTCACGGCGCCCGGCACAGGGACCGGATTTTCCCACGTCGGCGTTTCGCCGTCTGCGGTCATCACCGCGTAGTGCACGTTTTTGATGTTAAACTGCACCTTGTTTTCGTTTGTCGCCATTGTTACACCTCAACTTCGTACAAAATTTGATAACATTTTTCCGTATCAATATAGGTTTCCGATTTTTCCCAAAAGAGTGAGGACAGGGCGTTTTCCACCCTGCCCTCCGCTTCGGGATTTTTATCTTTTGTGTAAAGCTCGATCTGCACATGATCGATCGGCTGGTATACGACGCCGTCCGCCGAAAAGTTGTTGCTGTATGCGGCGAGATAGCAGATGTACGGCAGCTCAGGCGCTCCGTTAATCGGCCATGCCCTGTATACCACGGGCAAACCTGTGCTTTCCAAAAGCTGATATAGATTCTCCAGCGTCATTTTTTAATCACCACTTTTACGGCACCCACGAGCTTATCTGCAGCAGCCTGCTCGGCCGGGCGGATATGCGGCCTGCCGTCCACGCGGCCACCGTTTACCTTCGCATGCCCGTTTTCGAGCAGATGCGTGAGCTGCGGCTTCGTTCGGTTGGATATGCGCACCCGGATGTCCTCCGGGCTCTCAAACTCCACCTTGGACGTCCAGCCGCGCGCATACTCGCCGGTATCCCGCGGGGATGTCGCTTTTAACGTGCGAACCGTTTCTTTTGCCACGTCCTTCACCGCTTTTTTTATACCTTCGGCGACCTCGTCGCTGTAATCCTTGAGCTCTTTCACGATCTCGATCTCAAGCTCCTGTAACCGGATTTTTCGCGCCACGCGCCACACCCGCCTTTCGCTCGAGATACAGCTCGATGCTGTCGTTGTCCGGGTCTAAGTAGGTGCGGTACACGGCATACCGACGCGCATTTTCGCCCGAGCCGATCTGTACGATCTGCTCGCCGTTGTAATTTACGATCGGCGTCACGGCGACAAGCTGCGGCTGCAGGCCGTTCTGCCCGGCGTCTGCCCACTCTGCTCTCGTGACCGATTGCAGGTGCGCCCATACTGACGTTGTTGTCTCCGTCACCGTGACGTTTCCGATCGCGTCTTTTTTATAGCTTTCAGAGATTAGCAAAATGAGATCATCCATCTGCCTCCCCTTTCTGGCCAAAAAGCCGATTGTTCAGCGCCCACCGCAGCATGCGCGGCATCTGCACGTTTTCCTCGCGTCGGCGGCGGTACAGGTAAGCGGCATACATTTCGACGAGCATCGCATCCTGCACCGTATCCGTCAGCGTGATGCCCTCCTGCGCGATGTAGGCTCTGGCCGATGCGATGAGTACAAGCAGATACAGGTCGAGCGCAGAGCTCGAAACCTGCAGGTCAACCTTTAAAATCTCCAGAATGTCTTCATCCGTCAATGTCAACTCCGCTTACCTCCTTGTTTTTTTATTTTGTTACCGAGACCGTATAGACGCGCACTGCGTTGCCCTGCGTAACCGTGACCGTAAGCGGATGCGCTGCGCCGTCCGTCAGCCATGTCACTGTGCCGCCATTGCGCACGTTCTGGCCGTCGTAGCTGATTGCCACCTTCGCGCCCGGCTGGCTGCTGGTTGCCTCGATCTTTGCGCTCGTCCCGGTGGGTGCGAGCGTATAGCTGTATGTACCCGTTGCAAAGACGGGCGACAGCGTCTCTGTGCCAACCGCCAGCGTGGTAAGCTGCGCGTCGTTTGCGGTATCTGCGGCAAAGTCCATCACGGTCGTGACCGCTGCGTTGTTGATGTTAATCGCAACAAATGCGCCCGGAATGACCGGCATACCGTCCGCGCGCTCCTTGCCTTTGAATACGGTGTTGTCCTGGATAAACTGCACCTCACGGCTGGACTCGATCGTCATACCGGCGCGCAGCGCGAGCAGGTACAGATCGCCGTAGCCGCCGATGATGTCGCCGTCCGGGATAAACTCGAGCACATCGATGTCGCCATCGACGACCGGCATTGTGCCCGGGAACTGCGCGACAAGACCGCCCTCGTAATTAAACGCGATCAGCTTCGCGCGAAGCTTAGCGTAAGTTTTGCTGTTCATCGCCCAGAACTGGCGGCCGCGGCTATAGCGCGTGAAGGTGTTTCCGGCCGCGACAGCCAACGCGGACCAGAAAGTGATCGGTTCGGCCGTGCTGTCCACCTTGAGGATGTTGCTGGTGTGGAGATCGACCCACTCCGGCGCATTTGCCGGATAATCGGAGGGCTTCGAGGTCTGCGCAAGGCGGGTCACGATACCGAGCGGCATCTTGCTCGCCGCGCCCTTGCCATACAGGATCGCCTTATCCAACGCGAGGCCGATGCTCTCGGAGAGCATCTCCACGATCCAGCTCGCAAGGTTGATGTCATTGTCCTCGAGGATCGAGTTGCACACCGGCACATAGCCGGAGACCTTGAAGCCGTCAAGCGTGACCTGATTAAAGACAAAGGTCAGCTCGTTGATCGCGCCGCACATCTCCGTCCACACTGCTTCCGGCACCGTACCGGCAATGGTCTGGCGCGCCTCGCCGTTGACGTTGCGGATACGCACGCGGTTCAACAATTTAGAGTACCGGTACATGTTCTCCGCGATCATGTCGAGGAAAACGACCGGAATCGTAAGCTCCGCGCCGGATACGCCGCGCTGCTGGCCCTTCATGCTGCGCAACTGCGCAAAAAATTCGCGTACGTCCTCGCGGGCTACGATTTCGCTGCGCTGATCCATCGGCAGCGCGTCAAACGCACGTCGGCTCATGGGCAGCGCGCGGATGTTGATATTGGTTTCCATTTTTCTTTCCGTCCTTTCTTTTGTGAGATGGTTTTCTTTGCTTCTTGTTGGAGCAGCTGCCTCGGCCTCGGAAAGCTCCGCTTCAAGGCCCTCGATCTCTCCTGCCAACGCAGCCTTTTTTGCTTCGTGCGCAGTCTTGTCCGCGTCGAAAGCCTCTACCTCTTCGGTGACGGCTTGCTCCTGCTCCGACGTTTCTGCTTCGTTGATCGCCGTCTCAAGTTCAGCTTCACGCTTGGAAAACTCCGCGTCCTTCTGTCGGAGCGCTTCCAGCTCGGCTTGCTTCTTTTCAATGCTGCGGCGCAGCATGATTGCTTTAAGTGCCATTGTCTTCTCCTTTCAGGCGGCTTTTCATCCTTGCCTGCCATTCCTCTTTTCTGCGTTTTTCTGCCTGCTCAAAATCTTTTCGGCGCGCCTCTACCGAGGTATCCTCATAAGCCGGGAACGTAACGACGGAAACCTCGTAGAGCTTCACGGCCTTAATCCGCCACACCGTCGGCACACCGTCCTTGTAATCGACATCCTGATCGAGGATGTCAAATCCGAAAGAGCACTGATTTACATCGCCACGCTTCACTCTCTCGTAAAGGTTCATTGCATCCTGATCCTGTTGATTGATCGTGACGCTGCCCCAAAGCCCCCGCTCATCTACGCGCAGCGAAAGCGTACTCGCCGTTGTACGGCCGAGCACAAGTGTCGTGTCGTGGTTAACGAGCGCCCGGACATCTCCATTCGTTTGCCCGTCGAATGCGCCGGGCTCGATCGTCTCATATGCGCCATCCCAGAGCTCGTACCGGCTCCCGAATACGGCGAAATACCCCTCGATATAGAGATTCCCTCCCTCGGCACGGGTACAGAAACCGTCGCTCCGCGCCACAGCCGTGCGTTTATACATCATGTGTTGTCACCTCCGTTCAGTTTGTTTTGATCTCCCAGCTTATCCGCAGGGACATAATTTTCTAACGCCAGCAGGTCGTTCATATCCGGATCAGGGGGCATGTTTACCCAACTGCGCCATTCATTGCGCCGTAGCGCCATTCGGTCTACCATTTCGGCTCCGGCGGATACCATCTCAGTGATCGAATAGTTGTACAAACTCCACGGGTTAAAACGGAAAAACCACGCGGGATCATAAAGGAGTTTTTTTGTCATTTCCTGCTCGATGCTTTTGGCAATCGGCATGATTGTGGAATTTATAAAATTATTCCATGCGTCCCGCTGGAAATCCCCGATACCCAAAACAAAAGGCGGCACGCCGAGAATGGCCGCCACCGTCCGCTTATCGAGCTGCACGAAATCCGCGAGCGCAAGGTCGGAGAGCGTGAGCGGCCGAACCTGTTCCACGCTAAACTGCTCGGACGGGATCATCCATGGCTCGCCCGCCTGCGCTGTGTCGATATACTCGCGCAGGAGCTTTCTGCGCCCTTCCGTGCTCGCAAATTCATCCGTGAGCGCATCAACCTTGACAATGATGCTTGGTTTCCAGTTGCTGGACATAAAACCTTTTTCTGTAGCGGCCGCCTGCTTGAGATTGTTCGCGACGTCTGTCAGCGCGACGCGGTAGCCCTCGCCTTTCCACGGGTAATAGCTTCCGGGATTTAAAACAAAGTGCAGCACGTCGTCCGGGTCGTACTCCTGCCCGGCGATCACCACACGATAATCCCACATGCCGTCCGGGACGAACGCTGTAAAAGCCGGCGGCACCGGTTTGAGGTCGCGCAGGATTCCGCGCCGCGTTTCCGGCCACACCACCGCGTTTCCGTTTCCTTCGAGCATCAGCGTCTTGACAATCCAGTGGATAAACGCCGCGCGAGTCATATTGTTGTTCGGACTGATGTCCACCTTGCGGCTCAGCTCGTTTTTGACCCGGACGTCACCGGCCTCCGTGTTTTCCATCAGATGGATAGTCATACTCTCGATTAGCCGCGCGATCGTGTCCACTGCCGTGCAAATCTCGGGATTCTGCGCGAGGCTCACGTAGCCCCGGCATTCGATAGATTCCCACAGGTCTGCGCCCGCAAAGGCGATGCTCCTGCGCACCGGCTCGGCGCGCGGCGCAGGCCTGCTTCTTTTCTTCTTGCTCAAGCTTCACCCCACCATTTCTTCGCCGCCCTGTTTTTTTCAAGGCTTTCGAGGTATCGGATGCAGGCAAACACCGACGCATCAAAAAGATCGATGCGGTGTTCCGGCTGCACCTTATCGTATTGGATCATGTCATCCGTCTTTTCGACGGCGGACACGTTTTCCACGCAGTACTCGTAGGCTTCCGAGTGCAAATAAAAAAGAGTGCCGTTTTTTGCGCTCTGCTCGATATGCCGGAAGCCCTCCGACTTTTTGTAAAAATACTGTGGCTGATCGACGACTTGGAAGCCCGCCGATTTCATGCCGATAAAATACTCTCGGCAGAACTTTCGGTCGTGCCCGACCTGCCGGATTTTGAACCCCCGTTTCCGCATATCCACGAACCAGTTGACCACATCCGCATGGTTAACGGTTGGGCTGTTGCACATCGTAAGCCAGCCGTCGTCCTGCCAACCAAAAAGCGGGATGTTGTCCTGCTCCGCCTTAATATGCGCGGCGACAACCGGAAAAAACGCATGCGTGATTACGATGTCCACGCCCTTGTAATGTCCGAAAAGTGCCGCAGCTGTCAGGTCGTGGAGTTTCGACAAGTCCGCGCCGCCGTACCAGTCGATCGGCAACCTTGCCAACTCATCGAGCGTCCAGCTGTACTTGGCGTCGCTCCGCCGGAACTCCTCGATGTCAAAATACGCCTTGACCGCGTTCGTGTAGACATTCAGGCTTTTCGCAAAAAAATCCTTACGTTGCTGCGGGTCGTTCTGCGCCTGCAGGCTGTCGTTTAGGATTTCATCCGGGCGAATGCTCACGCCGTAGGCTGGGTTTGCCATTTCATGCACGACCGGGTTTGTGTAGTCAATATTCCCGTTTTCGTCCGGATTTGCGCAGCACATAAAGATAAAGTACTGCTCGTCCTTCACCGTGCCGTCCAGCACCTTTCGGCAATATTTTAGCCGCTGCCCGAGGAACGCCTGCTCGTTGTCGCCCGCGGTCGAGATGCCGATCAGCAGCTTGTTGGTGTAGGCTTTCATGGCCTCTTTAAAAAGGTTATACTGCTTCGGCGTTTTAAAAGCATGAATTTCGTCGCAAATTGCAATGTTGCAGTTGAGGGAATCCTGCGCGTCCGGGTTCGCCGCCAGTGCCCGAATAAAAAAAGAGCCGTCCGGAAGCGTGGCCTCCATGGAGTGCTCGTTGTTGTTGTCGATGATCTTGACAGACCCACCGCTTTTTGCGTCCTCACCCATCCGGCGGACGTTGTAGTCCAAAAAATTGAAGCTCTCCAGCGACTGCATCAGCGCCGCCGACGCGATGTAGGTCTTTGACCCGCTGCGCCGATAAAGGAGTGAGAGCGCCCAGGAAAGCGCCGCGGCGAAGCTTGTCTTAATGTTTTTTCTGGGGATGAAGATCAGCGCTTCGTGAAATCGAACGACGTCCGTCCCGCGCAGCTTAAATCCCACAAGATTGTAAACGATGAATTTGTGGAACGGCTCAAGCTTGAACGGCGTACCACGCAGCGGCGTGCCGTCCAGCTTCTCCCCCTGCTGGTGGCAGATCGTTTTTTCGATAATCTGAATGCAAAACTCAGGCGCTTTGCTATCCATCCAGTACTCGGGATTGTCTAAGTCTGAAAAGAACCGATCCACAGCTTGGCGCAACTCCATGCACGCCGCTTTTTGACCAGCCCGAATGCTTTCGGCGTACTCGAGGACCTCCGGCCAGTTTTTCCCTTTAACCGGATTCAATGCTGGCAAGCGCCGCAGCCAGTCCGCCCGGCTTTTCCAAACGCGGCGCGTCTCCCGTCATTTTTTTATAGCTTGAGGGTGTCATCCCAAGTTCACGCCAGTACGCCAAAGCGCTCTTGTTCAAATCATCCCAAAGGACAAGCAACGGATTTTTCGTCATGTTTGTCGAGCCGCCCTTGTTCGTGTACTTGATGACCGACTTTCCACCGGAGGCTCGAAACTCCCCGAAAGTTTTGTCCCGCTGCTCGAGGATTCCCGCCAAAGTCTCCACCGCGGAATCATACGCGTCCTTCTGCACCCCAAGTGCAGACATCTGCTCCAAAATCAGTTTTTTCCATTTGTTTTTGGTCATATTCTGCATCCCTTTTGTCAAAAATCTGCCCAGAGTTGGAAAGAGT